CGATATGTTGCCTTCGTGATTGCAAAACACGTAGATACATACTCAATGAAAGCGGAAATGACGGTATTGAGCTCCGTCGTGACTCCTGATCCGCTGTTATTCTTGAAGCCGGTCTTGATTGGCTTACCATTGAGCATACTGACAAAGTTGACATTCGCCCCGAGAATCTCCACAACCTCGTCATAATCGGCGGGGTGGGTGAATGCCAGGACAAACTCGACGAACCAGGAGTAAATGCACTCACTGATCGTCTCATCCATCTTGGAGTAATCCGTGTCGTGCAGGCCGCTCACCTGGCCACCTTGATCAATAGACCACTCGTCAGCGGCATGCATCGCAATCTCTGTAGTCTTGCGAATAGCCATGGCGATGTCATAAGGAGAATTGCCAGGTTGGTAGAACCCGCAGTGCTTGAGTACTTCCTTCACAAGGAGGCCGACTCGTCCAGTCTGTATGGCCATTTCCTCAGTGTACTGCGTAATCCCACGTGGCGCGACGCTCGCTTTCGGTGCAACCTCCTGCTTGAGGTTCGTCTTTGGCATCGGTTCGCGAGCTACGAGTTCGACATTGCGTTGGAGACGCGCGGCCTGTAATGCCTGGGTGCGCCGCTCATAAATGACTTGAGGCGCTACCAGGGTGACCGATCCCATGACGATGCCGGTTTCGCCTGAGACCTGTTCGATGAAGCGCGGAAGGAGCATTGACACGACGTCCTTGATATTACTCGCAGGATCAATCGTATTCCTAGATGCCTTCAGTCGCTTCTTCTCATACGCGTCATGCGCGGCGTCGGACTTCGTATCTGCCACGCCTGGACCGCCACCTGCAACATTCGGCGCTGCTTGGGTGGCGTTCCCATCCTCAGCCACATCCTCATCAAGTGACCCTGCTTGAGAGGTATACATAATATTTGGCCAAGGGCGAAACTCGGTGGGGATCCCGAAGAAGGCCACAAGCAGTGGCTCGAGTCCTCCGGGGCGCCAGATGGTATGCATCTGCATAGTGCGCTTAACCTCCGAGACACCATACCCTTTCGGGCGGTTCTTCCCCATGAGGTTGAACACTTTGTATTGGTTCTCGGTCAATTCCATCGAGGTGTCGGCGCCCTGATCGTAAGCGTACTTAATGCTGTACGTCGGACACTGAGTGTCACCGAACAAGCCAAGCAGGAACGTGTCCTGCTTGACCTTTGACTCTCCCTTGACGACGACGACGTTGCTTGCCTTGCGAAGCGGAACGCCGTCGAGGG